TAAAAACCTCCGTGAGGTACCTCTCCCTTATCAGACCTACCCCTCTACCTCCTGCTACCGAATGACCCCCCAAGCCTTTCGCCTTACAGCCTAGCCCCCACCCAAGCCCATTACCACTTGATGGGCATTATTAGTTTAATACACAAGCGTATGAGTATATCTTCTGTGCGTGGAGAAGAGGGCAAGGTTATGGGCTATAGGTCTAGTCCTGTCTATACAGTGGTAGACGGTAGCAGGTATCTGGTGTGTGAGGGCTATGAGGCTGACTCTATTAGCGAGGTGTGTAGGCTTGCTTACCTTAACGCTAGTATCAGGCAAATGGTAGCCAAGCTAGCACTTAAGTGGGGAGTTTAGGTAACGACAGAGTATAGAGCTGTTATTCACAGGTGAGTAACCCTACTGACAGCATGGGTTATCCAAGCTTGAATAACGGTTCTCTTATTCTGTGGTTTAAATACAAGGTTTTTACCACTTGAATAGTGATATAGGAGGTCGATAACTAGCCTATGTCATGTGTACAGTTAGAGGTAGTGTAGAGGTCGTTATGAGGTTAGACATGAGGTTAGAGGTTAGTTAGAGTTGACTTATCTGCTCCCAGACACCTCAACTCCGCTATAATCCGCTATAAAACTCCTCTCTTCTCTCCTCTTCCCCACTCTCTCCTCTACCTACTTCCTCTCTCTCCTCTTCCCTAAACCTTAATCCTCTCTCTAGCCGAGCGTAAAAGAGGATTAACAACTAAATGCCATCTATAAGCTCTAAACAGCTTCTACCTAGCATTTTGGCTTAAATTTACCTACTTCCTAGTTAATCTAGGTTACATGCTAAGCATCATACACTCTGCTTAAATTCTTCTCTATGAGAAGTCAAGCGATAAGCATCGTACATCAGGCTTAACAACGAGAGGTTCGTTGCTTCAGGGGAAGAGCTTTACCTAAGTGGTTTCTCATATCATCCACTTTATCTCTTTCTCTACAACAACGAATCTCTCTCCATATTAAAAGCAGTATAATAACAATAACATGACTAACACAATAATCGCTTCTCAAACAAACTCTGGTCTTAAGAACTTCATTATCGGCAAGATGTGGGTTAACTCTCTAGATGGTGTCCGTCCTGGAAGCATCAAGATCTCTCGTGATTTACCTGGTGACATCACTCTTAATCCTGGCTCTACTCTCTTCCTCAGCGTCAACAAAAAGCGTGAGGGTAAGCAAGATGCTGATTACTCCATTTCAGTTTTGGTTCCAGTTGCAACCGCTGATGAGCTTATCAAGGCTGAGCAAGAATTGATTGCCAAGAGAAAGGCTGATTCTACTCCTTCTGACGAACCTGAAACTGTTTAACCTTATCAAAATATCAAAAGCTGTATTATCTCTATCTAAGAGGTCTTACAGCTTTTTTTATTAACCTTAAATTTATGATAACCAAAATAATAATAACAATCCTACTCTCATTCTCATTCCTTGAGATTTTCCTAATAGGAGAATCAAGAAGACCTAGAACTACTAGAACCGTACTTACAAGAATTATACTATCTATCCTATTAACAATAGGCTTATGGCTAAACATATGAAAACACTTCCATATCTAATAAGCTACTTATAAGCTACTTAATCTTACTTCTAGCCTTATTTGAAGTAAACAATAATAACACCTGGATAGTCTACATCGCCATAGCTGGATTAGTTGCCCTAAATGGATCAACAGAAGCCATAGTAAACGCTATTAAAAGAAATAAACAATAAATTAACATGAAACAAGACTCATCATTCTTCCACCTATATATAGGAATATTAGCCATAATATTCTTATTAATAATAACAAGAATAAATACAACCTACCAAGCAGAACACGAATTAAACCAAAAGATAGCTGAATATCAAATAGAACTAGACTGCTTCTATCAAATTACTAACCAAGACAAACAACATGGTTACTTAAACCGCTGTAAAGAGTTCGCTAAACAATATTAAAACCATATGAGAACACAAGAAGAACTCAACTCCCCTGAATTCAATGACGACATGTCAGAACTAGAAACTCTACTTAAGGCTAATAATATAGCCTACACCATAAACAAACATCTCGGAGCCTTAGAAGGAAATGGCAAAATCAAAGAAATACTAGGCTATTACCCTTCAGGAGAATGGCATATTCACGTAGGAGATGTATCAATCATCAAAGGAATGGTCTCATTTGGCAAATACGAGGCTTATGGTGGCAAATACAAAGAAGATCCAGCCAGATTCGACACGGCTGAAGAATTAATAAATAACCTAACATCAACATGACTACAAATCAAAAATCAGCTCTAATCCTTATCTTTGGAATGATTGCTGGAATTAGCACAATATCTTTCTGGATAACCATTGATAAAAAACTTACTTCAGAATTAACTCCAACCCAACAATATCAAAAAGAATACTCAGAATGCATAAAATCAGTTAGAATCTCTAATACTCTAACAATTGAAGATTGTAATAAAATTATAAAGATAAACCAATGAACAATAAAATTACATTCAACAAAGATAAAATCAAAAAACTAACAAAAACATACAGAATGGCAATTAAATTAAAAAAAGATATCTTTCTCTTTGAAAAACAAAAAATATTAACTTCATATGCTCACTACTTAATAGAATATCTAAATACTAAAATTAAATGAAAAACTTAGAACAGATCAAAGAAAGCCTAACTAAGAATCAAGAAACAGAAGAAGCAATAAACAACCCACAAACTCTAAAAAAACCTAAAATCCCACTTCAAAGAGATATAGATTTAATTGAAAGAACACTACACAACAAACTAAAAGACAAAGAATCAGAAATCAAAGATAAACTACTATCTAAAACAAATCAAAAATATGCATTAAAAATCAAAGAATTACATCAAAAAGCAATAACACTTAAACAAGAATTTATAAAACTAAACAAAGAAATAAAGACACAAACAAAAATAATTCAAATAGATCTTAACGACTACTCTAGTTATATAAGAAGCTTACCACATAACTTAACAGAAATACTACAACAAGAAATACTAAAATTAACAGAAAAATTACCAGAAATAAATAAAATGGAAGAAGAAATAGAAGATTTCATGCTAGACATCAAATTAGGTCTAACTCCACTATCAGATATAAAACCATTATTAGACAAAATTAATAATCTCAAATGAAAACGCCATACATTCAAAACGGCAAAATCAAATGCCTAGAATGTGGCAAATACTTCAAAAAACCCTTATCTCATGCTTGGCAAAAACATCAAATACTAGCAAGAAACTATAAAGAGAAACACAGCCTTGATGTAAAACGAGGTATTGTCACAGAAGAATACAGAGACAAAATGAGAAGTCACGTAATCGCCAATGGAACACTCAAAAACCTACAAAAAGGAGCTAAATATCGCTTCACTAAAGGCAGAAATCACAACTACAAACGATCAGCTCAAACAATGGCCAGATTAAAGCTCCATTGGGGAAAAATAAGCCGTCTTGGAAAAGGTCCACCAACTATCCAAAAAATAAAAATCAAATGTGCCTTATGTAATAAACCTAAGCTTATATATCCAAGACAATATAAACTTAATAACAATTACTGTGGTATCTCTTGCAGAAATAAAAGAAACAACATTATTAGACAAAATAAATCAACTTAAATGAAATCAATAATATGCCTACACTGCAAAAAAGAAATAGAATACAGTAGATTTACAGCATCAGTCAGCAACTCTGGAGACTTCACAATATCCAACGGTGAATTCGACACAAAAGACTATGGAGATTGGGAAGATATAGAACATTTCTGCCCAGAATGCGAAGAAGACATTACTAAAGAAATAGAACAAACACAATGAAAAAGAAACTATTAGGTCACGTTGGAGTTGATTCAGGCCAATTAATAATTACAGACCCTTGCTACATAAACTCAGAATGGTGGAACGAAGAAATCCGATTAGACAAAACAGGAGACTTCAAACCAAGCAAACACCCCTTCTCATATCCAGCCATCTGTATAGCTAATCAAGTAGAAAAACACCAAATCAATTACAAGAAAGGCCATCCCGGCTTAGCTGTTACATTCTCTTCAGGTTATGGAGATGGATTCTATCCAGTCTACGGTTACTTCAATACAGAAGGTCGTTGTATGAAAGTTGAAATAGATTGTGGCATTACAAAAGCACAAGCTAAATTCTTTAAAGCAGAATCAAAACTATGACAACCAAAGAAGTAGAAGAAAAAATAAATGAACTCAGAATAGCTCTATTAGAAAAAATAGAAGCAGACAAAAATGAAACAAAAGCAATACTAAAAAAACAAAAAGCCAGATTCAGACTACAAAAAGCCAAAGAAGGCATACGAAATATAGAAAAAGACAGCCATCACATTGTAGAGTTTAACAAAACTAAAGAATAAGAATATGAAAAAACTATATCCAATGACCTACAAGCTATTAGAAGCAATAGCCAAAATCACTGAATACATGTATCACGACGAAGAAAAGAATTGGGAAGAAATGGAAAGACCAAGGGGGAAACATATATTCCACGAAGTGAAAACATTAGCAACTTATCTAAATCAATATGCAAAACCTAAACAAAAAAGACAAACTAGAATTCAAAAGACTAAGAAGACACATAGGACATAATATTGCTTGTGTTAAATACGGAAAAGGGAAACAAGTAGCAAATATCTCAATAGAATGCGAAGACTGCTTTGAAGTATTATTAAGTATAGACAAACCAAATGAAAAACACACAATCAAAAACAAGACCCGCAGATAATCCATATGAGATCTGGAGCAATTCTCCAATTCTCCCAGACTGGGAATGGCACATACTAAAAAAGTGGCAATTAGACGACAATAAACCTAATGCCAGATGGTTCTGCTTAGTCAAAACTCCCATAGTTCCAGAAGGTGAATATGGAGATGTATATGTCAAAGATATAAAAGTCGAAGCTATGGCTAAATTAATCAAAACTAATACATGAAAAACATAAGAAACACTAAAGCATATAAAAAACTAACCCCATACATGGCAACAGCAATAGCAGAAGGATTCTGTGAAGGAGAAAATGCCACAGAAAACGAAAGAATAGCTGCTTGGCAGTATATCCACGACAAAAAATTAACTAATCAACTACAAGGATGGTTTGGTCGAATTATCCAAGAATTATTAAAACAAGGATTAATCAAACAATAATCATATGGCTAATTACTGCATGAACAAACTCACGATCCTAGGTAAAACTAAAGAAATAATTAGATTCAAAGAAACTGTATGGAAAAGCAAAGACGAACCACTAAACTTCCAAACAACTATCCCAATGCCAGATGAACTAGCAAATACACAATCCCCAAGTAATCTAAGTAAAATCAAACAAGCAAACCTAATAAAGAAATATGGGCATACTGATTGGCATTCTTGGCAAATAGCTAATTGGGGATGCAAATGGGGTCCATACAAAGACAGCATGACAAAACCAACACAAACAAACTACAAAAACGGTAAAACAAAAATAATCTATGAGTACGACACACCATGGTCTCCACCAACACAATGGTTAATAAACACATCAAAACAATTCCCAAAACTAAAATTTCAAAATTATTATAATGAACCAGGCATGAGATTCAAAGGAACAGAAACAATAATAAATGGAAAAATAATTAAAAACACAATTAACAATTATTAAAACATGAATATAAATCTATTAAACAGCCTAACTTCATTAAAAGAAAAATCAAATCAACCAATAGAACCAATTAACCTATCTCAACCAACACAAAGAAACTACACAGGCCCTAATCAACAAATTGATGAACCACTGCTCACAAATATAGAAAAAATACAAATGCAAATAAAAAACAAACGAATAGCACTAGGATACTCACAAAGAGAACTGGCATCAAAAATAAGAATGTCTCAAGGAACAATCACAAGAGCAGAAAGAAATGGATATATATCATTATCAGCACTACTACGAATCGCAGGTGGCTTAGGAGAAGAAATAGCATTAATAAAATAATAAAAACAAAACATGAAAGGAATAAGAGAAATGACATTAAGCAAAGACACAACACCAAAAGAATACCTACCCCCAGTAAGAAACTACTCTCTCTTTGACAGAGATGAAGACGCTCATTACAACAATGCTAACTATAACCAAAGCTATGACGATCTTGATACTGGATACAAGAAGCAAATCAAGGGATCAATAATAATAAACCTAGGAATAGATATAGAAGAAATTGGACCAACAGCGGATGAGGGAAGTCCAAATTATAACTGGGCTAAATCAATTAACAAAGCAACAGAAATTGCTTACGACAAAATAACAGAATTATTAGGTAAAAACTACGAATCAAAATACAAAGTATCATTTGAAGTCCTAGAAGGATACTTTGAATATGAAGCAATAGTCACATTAATACCTAATAAATTAATAAAATGACTCAACTATATCCACAAAAATGGTTCTCACCATTTCAAAAACTCAATACACCAAAATTACAAAAAGACGAAACCCTTGCAATGGCCTTATCCTTCGACATTGAAGACACAGACAATAAAAAAACAATACACAACATCTTCACCGTAATCAGAAAAGATAACAAAGCAATAGCAAGAGCTACAATCTGCCATATAAAACCAGAAGGATTCTGTAAAGGACATGGAGCAAATATTGCAGAATACCCAATAGAGAATGAAAAAGAACTAATAAAAGAACTCAGAAATTTTGCAGAAATGGCAGGAACTAAACTATTAACACCAGAAGACAACATCAAATACAAAACAAAAGAAAACAATCCAATAACCTACCTAGAAGTTCCAAAAGATGGGAACAATACAAAAACAGTAATGAAGCTCATAGAAGACAATACTCCAAATACAGAAGTTTCAAAAATGATTCTAATAGAAACACTAGGATTAATAGAAGTATCAATAGAAGAAATACAAAAAGACTTAATAAACAATGAGACAAACAACAAAAGAATAATCTCTCCATTCTCATTATCCCAAGAAACAACACCACAAGAATCACCAGAAGAAAAAATAGAAGACTTACTAAATAATAACCCCAAAATAACCACAGAAACAAAAGCAATAGAATTAGAGAAAAAAACACAAAAAGCCAATAAAGAAAAAGAACTAATAGCTAAATATGGAAAAGGTAGAATGCTTAAACTAGCAAAAAAACTAAATTACTCAGGAGAAATAATTAATAAAACTAAGAATAAAAGTCATGCAAACTAAAACAGTAAAATATGGAAAAATAGAAGTACCAATACAGGATGGAAAAAGCCTATATATCCCACAAAACGGAGGCAAATTCATTGATCATGGAGAAATTCTAAAAACAATAGCAATAGGAATCAGAGATAATCTACCAGTGCTAATAATGGGAGAATCAGGAACAGGAAAGACATCAGCAATTAGATTTGTAGCAAGTCAAACAAAACAAGGACTAAGAAGAGTTAACCTAAACGGAGGAACAACAGCCGACGAACTAGTTGGCAGACTTCTGATTAACGACAAAGGCACATATTGGGTTGATGGAATCCTAACAGAAGCAATGCGTAATGGAGAAATTCTAGTACTTGATGAGATTAATGCTGCATTACCAGAAGTTCTCTTTGTACTACAGTCAATCTTAGACGACGACGGTTACTTAGTCCTAAATGAAAAAGATAACAAAGAAATAGTCTATAAGCATCCAAACTTCAGATTATTTGCAACCTGCAATCCTCCAGAGTATGCAGGAACAAAAGAAATGAACAAAGCACTTCTGTCTAGATTTGCCATCTGTATCAACACAGAATTCCCACCAGAAAAGACAGAACTAGAAATAATAGAACACCACCTAGGAAATGCTATAAGCAAGTCAGAACTAGCTATAAAGCTTGTAAGCCTAGCTAACCAAACAAGAGAAGCAAAAGAACTAGGAACATCAGAATATGAAATCAACACAAGAGACATCCTCAACACATTAAGATTGGCTCAAAACATGGAACCAACAGAAGCACTAGGTCTAGCATTTGCCAATAAACTTGATAAAGAAGACAACAAAGCTATAAAAACAATAGCAAAACTTCACTTACCAACAAAGAAGCAAGCAAATAACATAAGAACACAAATAAACGACATTAAAGATCTACACATCAACAATACCTACATAATGGAAAAGGATATAAACAATGCCTACTACAGCTTGACAGATAACAAAGCAAAATACCAAGAAATAATCACAAAAAAGATAGGAGACATCATCTCTGAAAACCAAAAAGAAACCGCAATCAAGGGTGACGAGTTTAAGATCACAGGTATCTACTACGAAGAAGAGGAAGAGATCTTCACAACAGAAGCAACAGGCAAGGGCAACAACATAGGAAGTACTATAGAAATTACAGCAGGTCCAAACAAAGGAAAAAAAGGAATAATCATTCACTCAAAAGAAATAGACAAAATAATGAACACCAAAACAGCACAAATAATTAATGACATCTCTCAAATTACTCAAACTAATACAACACTATGAAACTAAGTGAATTTCAAAAGGTCGCAACAATGTTAGCCAAAGAACATAGAATAAAAGTAATAGAAGGAAAAAGTTGGGCAGCAAACATAAAAAACAGAGATATATTCTACAAAAAAGAAGATATATACACCCTATCAGAGGAACATATATTAGGACTACTTCTGCATGAAATTGCCCACATCCATTACACAAAAGAAACAGATATCCCTAATGAAAACAAAGAACTAACAGAAACAACACTAAATATGCTAGAAGACATTGCAATAGAAAGCATAATTAGTAATGACTACCCAAACGCAGGAGAAATTCTAAGCACAACCAAAATGGAAGTCCTAGACACTCTTATAAAAATCCTACCTAAACTAGACACAGTATCAGAATATGAAAAAGCTTTACTGTTCGGAGCAACAAGATTTGAAGGCAGAGGATATGCTTTAGGAACAGAAGATTATGAAAGAATAGGAGAAAAGATTGCAGACTTAATGATTAGCAGAAAAGATGAAATATATCTAAGACCAGAAACTAAAGATCTTCTACCATTAAGTAAGGCTATTGTAGACCTATTAATCAAAGAAAAAGGACAACCAACAGAAGAAGATAAAAAGAAAATGTCAGAAAGCAAAATGCATGGAAATGCACAAAATGACACAGAACAAGAAGCAACAAAACAAAAAATAATAAACAGCTTAAAAGCAGGAAAAGGATGGAAAGATACAGGACACAGCAGAAGAGACATCGAATTCATAGACAACATATCAGAACAAGCAAATAAAATAGGAAAAGAACTAAGAACAATCCTAAAAAGAAACAATGCTATGGAATTCGGAGGAAGATATAGAAGCGGTAAATTAATGACAAAAAAACTCATAAGAACCAAAACACTTAACGACAAAAGACCATTTGGAAGAAGAATCATTAAAAGCAACCAAAGCTATGCATTCGCCATTGCCTCTGATGTTTCTGGCTCAATGTTCCAAGGCGGTAGTAATAGAAAAAATGCAGGAAGTTACGCACTAACGTCACTACAAATGGTAGGAGAAGCATTAAAAATAGCCAACACAGAAAGATCACTAATTATCTTTGGAACTAATGCCAACACCCTAAATACACTAAATAAAAAAAGAATAAAATGGGAAGAAATAGCAACAGACAAAAATATGAACAAAGCAGAAACTGATGGAACAAATATTGGAAAAGCAATAAGAGCATGTACAACAGAACTTATTAAATCAAAAGCAGAAAGAAAAATAATGATAGTCCTAACAGATGGAGAAAGTAATCTATTAGATATGCAAGAAGCACACAAAGAAGCAACAAAACAAAACATAGAAGCTCTTGGAATAACAATAGGAAGTGATACCTACGACATGGATAATACTTTTTCTAAAAAGAAAAACATAAATATCAAAGACACAAAAGACACAAACTTAATAGGTAAAGCTTTCATAGACATTCTTAAAGCAACAATAACCACAAAATCATGAAAAACATTAATAGATTAGCAACACACATAACAAAACATGGAGAAAAAAATATACTAATCCACACAATTCCACAAACTAGCAATTGGATCATATGCCAAAAAATTGAAAACAATAAATGGATGCTAACCTTATGTAATCCAATGGGCAATACAACCTACAACCTTGGAACAATAGACGATGGACAACATATAGAACTTTGGAATCAATTAATAAAACTAGAAATAGAAAATAAAACCTCACAAATTCTAATGGCAAAAGAGCTTAGGGATCAAATTAAAAACTTAATAAACTACTATGCAAAAGAAAACAAAAAAAGTTACAAAGAAACTAACCAAAACAACAAAACCAATATCAAAGAAGAAGCAAAAGAAATCAAGACCAAAATACAAAATTATAAAGAACTTAAAAGAACTCAAGACCTTCCTAGCTAATGGATATCATGAATACATGATCACTCTTACAGAAGGAATAATAAGCCGTAAAGAAATATTCTATGAACCTAAAAAAGATAAATTCTACATAACAAACTGGATAGACGATTCATACCAAACTCTCAACTCAAAACAACTCATGTTAAAAAGCTACACAAACATAGGATATGCAATTAAAAAGAAAGCATTAATACTTAATCTACTACAAATATGAAAGCCAAAAAAGAAAAACAACCATACATCTCACCAGAAAATAAAATGAATCCAGAAAGACTAAAAAACATAACAAACAATCCAACAAAACCTGTAATAGAAATGAATCCAGAAAAAATAATGCCATTACATATGTTCATTGGAATCCTAGAATTTATACCAATTAAAAATATTACACAATACAAAACAATCATAAATCTAATGGCAACAATTCTACATAACAAAAAAACAAATAAACTAGAAATTAGAGGTAGAATAAGATATGAAGACACAGAAAGAAAAACAGTATTCAATATCCCAAAAGAATTCAAATTAACAGAACTAAATAAAGCAAAAAAAGAAATTAAAACATTCTACACAGACATGATAAATAATAAAATGTTTAAAGAAGTAGAACCAAAATTTGAGATAGACTTCAAAATCAATGATGACATAGACAGTATTATTAAAAAGCTAAACGACAGCAATAAATTCAACATAGGAATAGCAAAAAAGCGTTAATAAAAGAGCCTCGCCTAACAAGCGGGGCTTTTTTATTTAGAATTAAATAATCTTAACTCTAAAAATAAGTTGAGAATTTCTTAATAGGGCCGAATTCTACTCTTTTAATATTAAAATTAAAAACCTGCCCAACCATCATCCTTCTTTTTATTCTCTAAATCTACCGAATTACCATCTTGTTCATTCCTCCTAATGTTCTGTTCTGCTGAATAATAATATCTTCCAAAAACAAAATCAAAAATTGCACTTACAGCAATACCTGTTTTACGATTTTTTACTAACCAAAGTTTTGCTTGATTTGTAGCAAGTCCCGAATCATCTTTTTCTCGTCCAATAAAAAACACAGTATCCGCTTCTTGAGCTATGCCGAGTGAGTCACGAATATCATTTAAATCTGGAGTTTTTGCAGAAGTCTTTCTAACGTGAACCGGCAAAAGAATAATTAATCCTCGTTTCACTGCAAGTTTCTTCAAAGCACGAACTGTATTTGTAAGAGCGTCTGCAGCGTTAGAATAATTACCTTTTGGTGCCCGCAAAAAACCTAAATGGTCAATGCAAACTACTTTAATTCCCCATTTAACAATAGCTTTTTCTATTACTTCTTTAACCCACTCAATATCCCCTGTTTCATTAAATCTTGGCATATAAACTGGAGTGTTTAAGTCTGCACCCATACCTTGAAACTTCTGCCATAACGGTCTTGCAAGTACCTCATAAGAAAACCAAAGAGATGGAAGTTTTTCCCTTTTAGCTTGACCCCCAGAAGACAATGTTACACTCCAGTCTTGAATCAAAGTTGTTTTTCCCGAACCTGACTGACCTGCCACCACAATAACTTCCCCCGCTGAAAATCCTCCTAAAAGTGCCTCATCAATTGGAGGCATATCAAGTGGATAAGTATGTTCTGAATCAATCGTTTGCAGACTGGCAACTTCTGATGCATGTAATGTTTCTTTTTGATCTAGTTGCTGTGAATCTTGCTCAGCTTCAGAATCAGATACTGAATCATCAAATTTACGTCCAACCTGCGAAACATTATCAGGTTCTGGTCCCCAAGTTTTTAGCTTTTCCTGCACCTGCAAAGGATTATAATCCCTGCCATTTGGATTTTGTTGCGTTTCACGTGAGCCAATCGAGGCCCAAATAACTCGCAACTCGTATGGCGAAAGTGGAGGTACGTTCTTTTGATTTCCAGCCTCAAACATCTGCCACCCGATACTAGACCAAAGGCTGGCGTGTAATTTAGCGTGAATTGAGCCAGCAAACTTGGTCATTAGGTCATTTCTAGCACCCTCGCTTGAGCCTAAATATTCAATACCTTCAGTCGTAACTCTCGGATATTGGGTCTGACCCGAACTCACATACCATGGGATTTGCTTTGTTTTGGCACCAAGGAGAAGAGTTTTGGTCTGAGACGACATTTGCATCACCTCAAGATCTAAAATCACACTGTACCCCCCTTTTGACGTCTTTGAACCTGGTGCTACCACATAACCTCCTTCTGATCTGACGTCAACGGATGGAAATATGCGAACTGCATTTTTAAATTCTTTCTCGTATTTGAAATAAAGATGCCTCCCCTTACCCCCTGTTTCAACTGTAAAAGTCTGATCTTTTAAAAGTTCAAAGTCACCATCTGACTCAATGTCAACGACAGTTAGATTTGAAATGGAGCCAGTGACTATTCCAATTTGAGCTTCAGGATTTTGTGTCCACCAAACTACCATCTCATCAGGAGTTGCCCTGCGACTCTGGAATTCTTTCCAATTAACCAGCGGTCGTTTATCTAGGCCAACGGGGATCACGCTGTAGCCCTTGGATAAATAAACCAAAGCTGTTGGAAGCAAAGTTGTCATAGATTCTCCATCCGTTTATCCCGTTCTTCAAACTCAATAACTTCACAATATCCAAGCAATCTGGATGTAAGCCTCTCTCCAAATACTTCTTTAAATTTCTCTTGTGGGACATTCGTTGTAAGCAAGAACGGCATGTATTCATTTACCCTTTTTTCAATGATCATCATGAGTTTATCTACCTCAAAATCCGTAGGCTTTAAGGCTGAAACATCGTCCAGAAATAAAATCCCAGAGTACATCCCCGAGTCGTTGTTAAGTTTATCCCAAACAGAACCCATCTCGTCGTAGGTGTTGGAAGCAAACTCATGACGCAGTTGTTGCATCACGTACGGGTAGCTAGATAAATAACCAATCATTTCTGGATTTTTATTAATAAGCATTTTTAAAACAGCATACGCAGCGTGCGTCTTACCACTTCCAGCTGAACCAGAGAATATAATCCCAACTGGAGTTTTGGTCCCTGGGCCTGGATAAGAAAACATCGCTTCGGTTGAGTCAATAATCGGTTTTATTAAATAACCTAAATCCTCCAAAGAAGCACTAGCAAATCTCTCAGGTATCCTCTCAAGAATCTCCTCTCGTCTCTTGTCCCAAATTCCGTCTACAACAGCCGTACAAAGCTCAATGGGCCTGCCGGGATTATCCTTGTGCATGCGCTCTATCCTTTCGTCTCTCGTCTCAAATTGATATTTTGAAGCCATGATTATTATTTAGCATTGTCTTTTTCCCATTGCTCCTTTGCCAGTCTCATCTTTTCTCGTGATTGCTCAGCCTTACTGTGAATCAGGTCCTCAATGCGCTGAGAGTGTTCTTGGCTTGATATCGGCTTGTTGGCATAAAGCCCCCCACCACCTGACTTTGCAACGTAAGCTTCCACCTTGGCGAGCTTGATGGTACAAAACTCGTAGACTGTTCCAACTTGTGGACGATACTGGTCAGCCTTGCCTTCGTCGTATTTTCTAATTAACTCCCGAAGCTGTCCAAGCGTGTAGCGTTTCAAGAGGGCTTTAACGGCTTCCCGTGTTGCTGGTTTTGCAAATGCTGTTTTAGCCCCGATGAAGTCACCAGGAAGGATTACCAAGAACAGGGCGATAGCATCGTTGATCTCTGAACCAGTTGGCGATGAATCAGATGGTGTTTCATATGAAACTGGGGGCGTCGTGGAATTAAATTTGCCATCTGGTTTTGTTTTACCAGTTTTTAGAATGGTACTGGATTTACCATTTTTGTGTTTTTGTTCTGGCTGCGAAGCGGCAATATAAATATTATGATTAGATATTATGCTATCCTTCTGTTTCTCTATGCGCCTGTGAATAACCCCCCCCACCTCATTTTGGCCATTTGATGGCTCTATTGAGCTATTTTCTGGAAAAGTTTGTATTTTGTCAACGTTATGCAAGGCTGAGTAGGGGGTTATGCAAGGCTGAGTAGGGGGTTCATCACCAGTGAATAACCCTAGCGATTTTACGTTATTCAACCTTGAATAACCTTTGGACGGTATTTTGGAGAAAATAACTAGGGGTATAATTTCAATTCTTTTCTTCTTCTCCTTATCCTCAAATCTAATTATTACGTATCTTTTGGCCTCTAGATTAGCTAAAGATCTAGATACTGAGTTAGGTTTTGTGTTGGCTATTTCAGCAATAGATGCGTTAGAAGCAATACAACCGTGTTTTAAACCAGCAAACCAATAAACTGTTCCATATACAATACGATCAATTGGAGTTAAGTCCTTATCAGTAATGAGACGGTAGGGGATTATAAGATAGTCTGGAGGTTGTTTATATTTATCTTTCTTCATAGTTATTTAAACATAAAACCCCTTATTGGAAGTAGAGCACTCACCACACTACGACATGTGGGGAGGCAGCCTTGCGACTGTCCTCCACTCCACCCCCAACAAGAGGTTCTAAAGATTATTTTGTCGTAGTTTTTGAGCATATTTTATCTTCATATAAATTTATTGTTTGAGTATATATTAGCTCCTTTCTAAAAGTCAAGTATTCTAATTAAAAAGAGGACTAAAATTACTGCAAAGCGTTAGGATTCTGTTGCATATTAACAACTTCTGCTTTCAAAGACTGGAGATTAGTGATGAATATTCTAGGCTCTACCAATAAAAGCCCTTGGTTATATTCATTTCTTGCCTTTCGTAATTCAGGTGTATCTTCAAAATTAAAATAACCTATACCTTTGGGCTTTATACCCTCTAGCTGTAGGTCTGTACCTAATAAAGGAAATTTTAGGGTTACAAGAGTGGACGCTAAATATAAATCTCTAGTAGAAAAGTTTCGGTTACCGTTTTGATTATCCATATTTTATTTGGTTTTAATCTAATTTAATAATACCCATCATAATATATGAGTACTAGTCAAGAAGATTCAAGAAGTTTAAATACTTGACAAATGGAAAGGAGGGGAGTAGGATGGTGTATATGGCAGTAGTTAAAGTCAATATAAAGAAACCTATTTACGGTAATTATTGCTACATAAGAGCTTCTATTGTTGACAAGGCAATAAAGGATGGGGCAATGCTTGAGATTACTATTCCAAGGGGCAAGGCAATAGTTGATCCTGTTAAATGGAAAGAAAACGGCAAAATTATGAAGAAGGTTTTTAAGTTCCCAGACAATCCTCTTGTTTTGTATGGCGGAAGTGTGCCCATGGAGAATACACCCAAAGGAGAGGTTACTACACCGAAAGAGGAAAAGGAAAGAGAGAAACAGGCTAGTTTATTTTAAAATGGAAAAGAAATATAAAAACTTAATATTCGTAGACTGCGAGGGCCACGGCCCAGCACCTACACTTAATGATGTCAATCTGTTTGAGTTTGGTGCTGTGGCATACCCGTCCCGAGTAACCTTTCACGGCAAAGGAGGTACTAAGGAGACATTTGAAGCTTTTGAGAAGTGGGTCAACGAGAATACTGATGGCAGTATGCGTCCTTTGTTTGTGAGTGATAATCCCGCCTATGATTGGCAGTTTATTAACTATTACTTTCATTTGCACTTGGGCCATAACCCATTTGGATGGAGTGCCAGAAGAATTTCTGATTTCTACGCAGGACTTATGGGGGACTTCTCTAACACTCAGAAGTGGAAGCAACTGAGGATCACTGAGCATGACCATAATCCGGTTCACGATGCTATGGGCAATCTAGAAGCCTGGGAGCGTTTATTAAATGGAGAAAGATAAAAATATGAGGCAACTAGCTACAATACAATCAATAGCAGAGATAAAGGCTATCCCCAATGCAGATGCCATTGAGGCTGTCAGGATAAACGGATGGTGGTGTGTTGCTAAGAAGGGGGAGTTTAAGGTTGGAGACAAATGCGTTTACTTTGAGATTGACAGTCTTTTGCCAGCAGATAGCCCAGTTTTTGCTTTCATGTCCCGTGGTTCAAAGCCTAAGACGTTGACAGTTGAAGGTAAAACATACACTGGGTATCGACTTAAAACGATTCGGCTGAAGGGGCAGGTTAGCCAAGGATTGGCGTTGCCTTTGGGTTTATTCCCCCACCCATCTGGCTTTGAGTTGAGTTTTGAGTTTAGTGATGTGGGGGCAGATGTATCTGATCTTCTCGGCATCGTCAAATATGAAGCCCCAATCCCCGCCCAACTCTCAGGCCAAGTTAAGGGCAACTTCCCATGCTTCTTGCCTAAAACTGACGAAGAACGAGTCCAGAACATGGAGGAGGTTATTAAACGCCATGTGGGTGAGGAGTTTTATGTTACTGAGAAGCTAGATGGTTCATCTATGACTGTTTACAAGAAAGACGGTCTTTTGGGGGTCTGTTCCCGCAATCTTGATCTTGTTGAAACAGAAGGTAACACCTTATGGAAGCTGGCCAATCGTTACAGTCTTAAGGAGCATCTGCCAGACGGTTTTGCTGTTCAAGGAGAGGTGGTTGGTGAAGGTATCCAAAGCAATCCATTAAAGTTGAAAGGCCAGGATTTCTATGTTTACAACGTTTATGACTTTGTGAAGGGTGAATATCTTGATTATGACTCAATGAAGCAGTTCTGTGATGATTTAGGTCTAGAGATGGTTCCAATAATTGATGCCCACTTCATTCTTGATGAGTTTTACTCTAATGTCCCCAATCTGCTTACTCTGGCTGAGGGGGTGACTTATCTAAACACAAATCCTGAAACGGGGGCGGGTCCCAAACGAGAGGGTATTGTTATTCGTCCAGTGAAGGAGCAACGAGAGATGATCAGGGGATCAGAGCAGAGGTTTAGTTTTAAGATTATCTCTAACGAATACCTACTTGATGAAAAGGAGACTTAAGCTTAAGAAGAAGTTCCGATATAATCCTCCAATCGCAATGTATGGGAAACATTATTGTAGAGCGTGTGGTGATGAAATCGGGCCGAATGGTAATTATTGCTATGTTAGCTCGTGTAAGTCTTATAGAATGAAAAATACTTGACAAATAGAAAGTATAAGTATATACTTATGCTACCCGTGAAGGTCTTCCTATCCACCCCATGGGCTTAATCTTTAAGCCCATGATGAGGCTAAGAAAGCCAATTATAGTTAAAATAAAAATGAATAATTTACAATCAACAATAGAAGGGCTTAGAAATGCAGAGAAGAAACCAAAACTTTCTAACATTCAGGGCGTGTACCAAGCTTTGAAGAAGCAGAAGGAAAAAGACATTAAATCTGTATCAACTGAGAAACTGACACTGACAGAAGAACTATTCAGAGATTTTGTCATAAAGGTTAAGTATCAAGAGTCGAAGTACCCATTACATTATTATTCAGCTGATTGGGGTAATTAACAGATGTATTAAAAATAACGAACATGAAGATAGAAGCAGAAAAAGTAGAACAAGCATACAGGGAATTTAAAGCCTTGTTAACAGACAAAGAAAAAGAGGTAATTACTTGTTATTACGGCATTGCTCCTCATGTCCGCCACTCTTTGGCGGAAATAGGTGAGATGTATCAAGTTACAAGAGAAAGAATAAGACAGATTAAATCTGAGGCACTTAAAAAGCTTAAAATAAAATGAATAAAGTAACATACAAAATATCACTCAAGCTTATTGAGGAACTTATAAATAAAGATCCTAGTCCTAGCTCAAAGGAAGGTAGGTTGCTTATTCTCTTGGGTAAGATGGTTCAAAGTTATGAAAGTGGCTATGGAGGTTACGCTAAGAAACCTGTTGTCAAGAACAATAAGAAGAAGGTTGTAACAAAAAAGAAGAAATAATATGGACGATATTAATTTAACTCAAAAATTACGACAGAAGATGGGAGGCAAATCTCGTGTAAGAGGTAGATATAATAGTAGTGAGATATATGCCATAAACCATGGTTTTGGTGGTTCTAAACTTACTCCAGAACAGTGGATGAACCCACCCGAGCGTACAGCAGAAGAACTTCTAAAGATGTGGTCAGGCATAGGAATTCATAATCAGCTAGAGGATTTGGTAGGGAAAGAAAACTCTGAAATTAAGAGAGAGTTTATATATAAAGATATTATTTTAGTAGCTAAGGTTGATTATCTCCCTCCCCACAGGCCAGATGAAGTATGGGAGTGGAAGACATCTGACAAGCTAATGAAGGATGCAAAACCTTGGCACAGACATCAAGTTGGATTATACCTACCGATATTTGACAGGCCTGTTGGTCGTATCTATCAGCCGATTCAGGATAAAGATGGTCTGTATCTTAAGCATTTGGGGAAGGTAGAGAGAGATGATAAGTGGTTTGAGGAAGAATTAAAGAAACTTTATCTTTTTCACCTAGATGTTGAAAATTTATGGAAAGGATTAAAATAAATATAATATGAAAACAGCACATTGGATAACAAAAGCATATAAAAGTACAGATGTCTATTGGGGGAAATCACAAGCCCAAATAATGACTATGTTAGAGCAAGTAGGCATTGACCAGATACGCTTCACAAGCATGCCTGATCGCTTTGTGCTTGAGTTTATGGCACAGATAGACGAACGCTCAATTCCAAAGGCTGTGCGTATTATAATTCCTTTGCGAACAATAAAAGAGGATAATCCCGAGAAGCGGAATAAGGAATTGAACATTATCCACCGCATTTTACTTTCACATCTCAAGGCTAAGTTTGTGGCGATTGGTAACGGCTTAACTGAGTTTGAGCAGGAGTTTATGTCACACTTAGTAATCACCGACAAGACAGGCAAAAGTACCACGATGGGCGAGATGTTGTTACCGCAGTATGAAAAGAACCTTGAGGATAAAACTATACCAAAATTCTTACTAGGTGATGGAAATTAAAATGCTTAAGAAATTAAGACACAATTTTGCTCACTGGCTTAATTGGAATTATGGTGTTGCAGATGCTTTCTATGAGGAAGACAAATTAATGATGAGCTTCCTGTGTACTGGCTGTATGGAGCGTTCTGGAATACATCCTATTGATGAGATGGTTGACAGGGCATTAGGTATAGATCCCTTGACAAACCGCTAGCATGGGCATATACTAAATAGATGAGAATTGTAGCTGAAAAAACTAAATACCATAGATTCTCTCTTTATTATGATTATACTCCAGATAGGGTTGCCTTTTGTCGTAATCTTAAAGAATCATTTGGATGGGACAAATTTTCATTTGATGTTCAGGGAGAGCTTAAGAGGTGGATTTTTTCTGATAGCTTATTTATTCCAGTTATTGCAGAAAGATTTCCAGAAGTAATGATAGAGCCTCAAGTAGAGGAAATTGTTAAACATGAACAAAGTTGGGTCAATGAGCAAAATAAAAAGAATCAAAAGATAGATGAAATACGATCTAAGACTGATACAAGCTTTGAAATAAAAGGACTAAAGGGTGCATTATATCCATATCAAAAGGTCGGTGTAGAGTTTTTATTTGCATCAGGTGGTAGAGCTATTGTTGCAGATGCACCTGGCCTCGGCAAGACCTTACAAGCTCTTGGATATATTAATCATATGGGGTTTAAACGAACTCTTGTTGTCTGTCCAGCCTCAGTAAAGTTTGCATGGGCAAATGAAGTTAAAAAGTGGACTAGGTTTAAGTCTATAATTATTAATAGCAAAACAGATCTTTCTGAAATTACTTCGGATATTGAGATATGGGTAATTAATTATGATATTTTGAAACGCCATCATGAGCAACTGTCTAAAATTAGGTTTGATTGTATTGTTGGGGATGAGGCCCAGCTTATAAAGTCTACTCAGGCACTTAGAACAAAGGCTTTCCGCTCTATCTCTCGCAACATTCTGTCAGTTATACTTTTGTCAGGTACACCTCTGCTTTCTAGGCCATCTGAACTGTTTTCACTTCTTAATGTTATAGACCCTAAAACATGGAATAACTGGTATGAATATGCCAGAAAGTTTTGTGCCATGAAGCAGACGAGGTGGGGGATTGATACGTCTGGTGCGTCAAATATAGAAGAGCTTCATGCCCGCATCAAACGTTATTTTATTCGTCGGGATAAGACACAAGTACTTAGGGAGTTGCCACCTAAGACTTTTATAAGTGTCCCAGTTGAGTTAGATAAAGATATTGCTCGTCAATATGACTCTGCTGCGAATGATCTTGCTAGATATTTAAGGCAATATTCAGGAAAGCAGTCTCCAGATATTGCTAAATCTTTGGCTGCTGAAAAATTGACCCAACTTAATATCTTGCGTCAATTAAATGCTATTGGTAAGCTCCCAACTGCTATTGAACTTGTGGAAAGCATTATTGATGCAGGAGAAAAAGTACTTGTCTTTTCGTCCTTTGTAGAACCACTAGAAAGGCTTAAGGCTCACTTTGGGGATAAGGCGGTTGTTATAACTGGCAGGACACCAGTGGAGGAAAGAGGAGACATTGTAAACTTATTCCAAAGCAATCCCAATATAAAAGTATTTCTAGGTGGATACAAGAGTGCTGGGGTTGGGATAACATTGACGGCTGCCTCAAGTTTTATAGGTTTAGATTTTCCATGGAACCCAGCCGACCTCCAGCAAAGTATTGATAGATTACACCGTCCTGGTCAGGTGGCTGAAAGTGTAAATATCTATCAACTGTCTGCGATGAACACAATTGATGACGATATGAAAGATATCCTTGATCATAAGCAGGGAATCTTTGATGCCGTAATTGATGGTAAGGTTGGGGAGAGTGTGGCTAGTGAAGCTATGAATAAAGCAATTAGTAGGGTGCTTAGAGACTACGATGAGTAGAGGATAAGTAGTAGTGTGAATGTCCCCTTGACAAATAGAAAGGAGGGGTATACACTGTTTATTAGGTAGGTATGTTTTCGCATGTGGAAGCAGGCTTGAGAATAGCGACGAGGTGGTACTGTCAATGTTTAACTAATGTCTTTGGCAGAGGCTGGCTCTATCGCAAGTTATTGGGACTTCTCCCACAGACGAAAGGATGTCTAAAGATGTAGATAGTCATTATAAAGTTAGGTTAATATTAAACAAAGATGAAAACATTTGGTTTAGTCATGGGTGGACTTTTTTCTTTGGTCGTAGTTGTTGCCGTAATTGGTGGACTGTGGTTATGGGGTTCATATAATACCCTTGTAACATCCTCTTCTCAGGTAGACACATCATATGCAGCAATTCAATCTCAGTATCAAAGACGTTTTGACCTTGTTCCAAATTTAGCAGAAGCAACTAAGGGCTTCCTACAACAGGAGCAAAAAGTCTTTGGTGATATTGCCAATGCACGTACCCACTATGCAGGGGCAGCAAACGGTTCCAAAGAACAAATTGGGGCCATGGGTGAATATAGTTCAGCCCTAGCTCGTCTTATGGTTATTGTGGAAAACTATCCACAGCTTAAATCTAATGAGACAGTCCAGTCTCTTATGGATGAATTAGCAGGAACAGAAAACAGGATTAATGTTTCTCGAGATCGCTACAATGAGACTGTTCGGGCATATAATGTATTGATTAAATCATTTCCTAAAAACCTAATAGCTGGAATGTTTGGGTTTGAGACTCGTACTATGTTTGAGTCAGATGTAGAAGCCAAGGATGCTGTAAAAATTAAATTAACTGATTAATAAACAATATGACGACTAAATACTTAATACCCATTGTTGCAGGAATCGTTGTTATCTTTGGATTCCTGCTATTTGGATCAATTAATGCTGATCCAAAGTCACAAGTAACTGGGCCTGCATCATCTGGTGCCATAACTGGACAAGATATTCCAGAGATTACAGGTTATGTAAATGATGGTGCAGATGCCATAGACGCAAAGGCAGAATTAGCAGTTACACAAAAGCTAGAGGCGTTTTCAAAGAGCGGTCATGGAGAAATGGCAGTAGTTACGGTGAAGTCCCTTAATGGACTTTCAGTTGAGGAATTTGGCATCAGGCTTGCGGAGAAATGGAAGGTCGGTAAAGCAGGTAAAGATGATGGGGTAATTATTATTATCTCGTCTGGAGACCGTGATGTCAGAATAGAAGTAGGTCGTGGGGCGAATATTACAGATGCACAGGCAGGTAAGATTCTTGACGATGTCATGGTCCCTAAGCTTAAATCTGGGGATTGGTCAGGTGCTGTGGCAAGTGGTGTTGATTCATTAATAGCTCTAATTTCTAAATAAATATGTTGTATAAATTTGGTGAGAAGTATCCTGATAACAAAGTAATTTTGGGCGATACTGTTAATTTGCAAGGCGGAAATCCAATAGAGGTTGTAAAGTGCCAAGAGACAGGTGTCTTAATGCTTAATATAGATGCGGATCAAATTCAACCTGGAGATCTTTCGTTTATAAAGTCTTTAGGTCTTACCATCTCAAATCCAGATACAGAAAAACCTGTTGCACTGGATGTTGACTACCTTGAAGACTCGTGGGGACACAAGATTTCTAAGTGGTTTGAATCTTCTTCAGATGATGAGGACGACGACAGTTCATTCTTTAGTGGAGGAGGAACAGGAGCATTTTTGGGTGGAGTCGGAAGTGGTGGCTTTGGAGGAAGTCATAGTGGTGGCTTTGGAGGTTTTGGGGGCGGTTCATTCAGTGGAGGAGGATCCAGCAGAGGTTTTTAACTAAAATTAAACATATGAAAACTGGAGACAAGGTAAGAAAGAAAGGAAATAATTGTTGTTCTACAGTGGCTGGCGAAATATATACTATTTGGGAGAAAAATGATAGTAAACTTGTTATTGGAGACGTTAAAGATCCTTGTTCATGTGTCAATGAGTGGGAATTAGTAGTTAATCAAAATAATAATATGAATCTAAAAGAAAAGTTTGTAACCTTGTTTATAAGTGAGCCAGAGAAGTCCTTCAGAAAGATTGGCATTACCAATGGAGACGGCATTCTTACCGAGGATGGACAGAAGGTGTTCTTGGGATGGTTATTGAAGCAAAATGGAGACGCCTTTAAGAAAGAGGTTGTTGATCCAATGATTGCCGAGGAGGAGAAAACACAGGCTAAGTAATAATAAATTATTATGATTCCATTAATTATTGCCGTAGTCATTGTGGCCTTTGCTATTTTCTTCTTCTCTACTTATAAGGTCATCGGGCCAAATGAGGCCCACGTTATTGTATTTATGGGTCGAGGACGCACGATTAAGTCTCCTGTTCAAAACAACGGAGTAGATGGTAAAACATCATACTTCTACGTCCCGTTTCTGATGAAGCGTTATGTCATGCCTCTCACTAACGTGAAGCTTGATATCAATGACATCCACCTTAACGACATTCAGGTTGCCCCATTCAAGTGTGACGTGGTTACTTGGTTGCACATAGAGGACCCTGTTAAGGCCGCAGAACGCCTAGATTTGACAGGCAACGTGTTTGAATCACTCCATAAAGACCTTACAGCCATTGTCCAGGCAATTGCCCGTGCAACAGCTATGAAGCAGGAGATTCTAGACATCATGCGAGACCGTGCCACTTTCTCCCAGGGAGTGAGTTTTGAGGTAGATAGTGTGCTTAAGTCGTGGGGCGTCCAACTGGTGAATCTTGAGGTGAATGATATTCGTGATCAGGACGGTTCAGCTGTTATTCAAAACTACGAAAGCATGAGGAAGGCCGCAGTCCAGTCACTGGCTCGTATTGAGGTTTCTAAGAGGGATCGTGAGGCGGTTGAAGTTGAGCAAGGGAATATTCAGCTTGTAGAGATTGCAAAAGCAGACGCAGAAAAAGCTTTCACCTCTAAACAGATTGAGCGAGATGCTACCATCGGGATAAGGACCCAAGAGAAGGAACAAGCAATTGCCGTAGCAGAAGCTAAGACTAATGAAGAGAAGATGGCAGCCCTTAGGGTGATTGTTATTGGAGAAGCAAGTATTAAGAAGGAAGCAGCTATTGTGGAAGCAACAGGACGTGGTGAGGCAATACGAATCCAAGGTGAGAAGGAGGCTAATGTAACTACACTCAAAGGACAAGCTGAGGGTACTGCAATTCAAGCCAAAGGGCTTGCTGAGGCAGCTGCCAAAGACGCAATGGCCGTAGCTCTTCAGAAGTATAATGACGCTGCCACTGTTATTGAGAAGATTCGTGCAATAGTTGATATTCAGACTGCGTTTGCTAGTGCATATGCAGAAATAGCAAAGAATGCTGAGATCAAGGTAGTTACGGGGGGTGAAGGGGGTAATATCTTAGGATTGCCCATGAATGCTAAAACAGGAGCAGATTTAGGGCAGATGCTTGAAGCATTTGGCGGTTTAAACAAAGTTAAGACTGGAATTGCTCATCTGATGGGGAAAGATGATATAAAAGAAGAATAATATATGCAAATTAATCCAAGCGGCAAATATTATAGAGTTATAAAAGATAACTTTATGTGGAAGGCTGGAGCCATTCTTGAGTACGACGAAAAGATGGGAAGTAAAGGAGGTTATAAGCCACTTAATGATCTTGACATTTGGGATGCTACTGGAGTAATTGATGGAGAGTATATATCTGCCCCAATTATTGAGACTAATCCAGAGTGGTTTTTGCGTGTGTATTCAACGGGGGATGAAGCTCTCTCTACCAAAGAAGAAGCATTAAAGAAATTTAACTTCCAATTTAAGCCAGACTCAATTACAATTAAAACAAGCTAATGACAAAATTAACAACAACATTATTGGCTAGCTTCGTGGGTATCGTTATTGGTGTCCCCGTACTTGTCACAGGAGCGTCTGTCGGCTCTTATCTGATAGAAGGCCAATCTGTCCCAGAAGCCCTTCAAACAGTCGCAAATAATATAGAGATGTTAATGGGGAGGGTTAATAAAATAGAGCAAGACCAAGCTAGTTTTGCCACAAGCACTACAGCAATTGAAGAAGGCCTTTCTAGCCTTAAGACTAGCAACGAGGAATTAAAGGCTAAAAACGAACACCTAGAGTCAAAATTGAACGAAATTGAACAACGCCCTCCGCAGACTACAGTAGTTGAGCGTACGGTTATTGAAAGGCAACCCATTGTCATGCCTATTACTCCGCCAGAGATTAAGCCTGATATTAAAGAAGAACTTCATGTATCTTTAAAAAACCGCCCTCAACACGACATCCTTGGAGATGGTAGGAAAAACATACAGATGTTGTCTGTTCACCTACATTCCACTGGAGATCAGCCCATTAATGTGCTTGGATTCTATGTGGGTCTTACTGGGAACGCACCAAGGAGTATGATTAATGAAATAAATCTATTGGCAGGCAATGATGCAGAATTAGCCACCGACCGTAATGCTACCCAAGGAGTTTTGGAATATCATTTTACCCTTCAGGCTAATGAAGAGCGTGACCTTATTTTAGCCATTGATATGGATGATGACATAAGATCATATTCTCCCAGTCAAATTGGACTAAGGTTGGATAATATCATTGTTGACGGAGATGTTAATGTAGTTGGTCAATTCCCAATTGAAGGTTTGCTCTATACTGCCAGTAGTACAAGAAGATGATATGGGAAAGGTAACAAAAATGTTAGAAAAAATAAAAGATACAGATCACCTTAAGCTATTTGAAAGGTTTAAACACATTATCAGTGCTAAGGCAATACGTGAATACATTGGAACAAAAGAAGATAAAATACTTTCACTTGAGGTAAATCTTACCGGAGAAGAAATTATACGTAGAATGCACTTAGATAAGCCTTACATTAAGGTTAAATTAAAGAAAGACAATAAAAGTTAAAAATTCGGCTTCTGTTAATATAACAATATGCTTATAACCTTTAAAAAAGATCCAAAAGACCCCTCCTACCCAGTAATGGCAGGAAAAACTCCGCTATCAGTAGAATTTAACAAGCGTCAGGCTAAGCTGTGGTCAGAAGGCAGGTTACAAAAGGTTGATTTTGAACAGGTAACCACCGTTCTTCTTGAGATTCTAGCTGAAGATTATAATGTTCGTCACAAAACAAAAAAGAAAACAAAAGATGATCTTTAAAATTTGTAAACTCTACTATTATGTTACGAAGTCGTAAATTTGCTGATCCAGAAATTAAAAAAGAAATGCTTAATTTACGACTGCAAGGTTTGTCATATAATGAAATCTCAAAAAGATATAATGCGGATTATTCAACTATCATTTACCATTGCAAGGAGGCTGGGTTAACATTAAAAACAGAGGTTAAAAAACAACTTTTTGGAATGTTAATAGAAGGAAGTCCCTGTGATGATATTGTTAACAAATTAAACATACCAAAACAAGTAGTAGATTTTTATCACACAAGATATCGCATAGAGGGAGACAAGTTACCCTTTGTAAAAAGTCAGTTTCTTAAAATAAGAGCAAAAAGAGAGCGTCTATATGAAAAGAAAAAAGAAGCGGAGAGTAAGTTATTAAAAATTAACAAGACCAAACGTGTTAAAATAGACGAGAGGGGTGTTGAATGGTGTTCTGATTTAATGGGAGGTTGGATTTGTTTAGGAAAGTCATCCAAACAACAGCAGTTAGCCATTTTAAGTCAAAAGAAAAAAGATCTTGAACTTAAGCGAATAAAAATGCTTATTTACTAATTAAGTAACACAAAATGGATATTCTGTTAAAAATCAATAAAAAAGTATCTGAACCTAAGGTTTTTGTTCTTCTTGTAAGGTCTGCAAGATGTCAGGTATTGTATTCAGGTGTCCACTTTTCTCTTGAAGAAGCATATTCTGTTGCACGAAGAAAGATAGAAGCACTAGCCCCACATAAGTATGGAGATGCCGTAGACATTGACTTGTGGGACATTATCCCCGCTAGACAGCTTATTGCTCAATTTTTAGACCCTTCAAAAGTTAATGAATTGATTAGTCCTTCTTCAGAAAATACTAGCAATATTAATTCCAACAATCCTACAAATAGTCTTGAAGTAACTAACCTACCGCCAAATCTTTACCTACCTCCAGCCATTGAAAAGATACTGAAGCAAGCTGATCTGCCAACACAAGAGGAGATTGTTCCTATTCCCACCCTTGATGACCACATACAGGATGTAAAAGAATCAAAGAATGATCTAATGAAGAAACTTATTAATGAAGGCGACTCTATTCAGGTAGAGAAATTAAAAAATCTACTAGGGCCTTATTCTACTCGCTATGTACTGAGGGAGATTGACAAGAAAGCAAAAAAAACTGATAATTCTTAATAAAACAATAAACACATACACAACATATGGGTATCTTAGAGAAGTTAATAAAACAAGAAGAATATACAACAATTCGTGACAAAGCAGTTGAATCACTATATTGGTCTATAAAAGACTATTCAGACTGGTATGAGGAATGTGGCATCTATCTGCCTCCTGACTATGCTATAGACCCCGCTGGTTGGACAGAGGTTCTTCATAAAATAAAAAACGCCTTTCGTTTATTGTATGAAGAGTTTCGTGAAGAAGGAGAGCTTTGGGAGGCAAAAAACGGGTGGAAGGATTATGGAGAACAAGACGTTGATAGAATAGAGGAACTTAATAAAGAAATTGAAGAAGGACTATCGCTGTTTGGTAAATATTTATTCTATTTTACTGACCCTAAGAAGGGGAACACACAAGAACAATAAACCTTGAGGATCTGTACTTGTCATAATTGCTGCTAAGTATGGGTTCTTAAACCTTAAAAGTTAAAGAACTCATGTTTATTTATCAGTAATTATTGAATTATGTTTTACACTTCCATTGTTACTAAATTGTTGGCCTCGGCCATACTAGCAGTTTCTGTGGTTATCCCTTCTAAAACACCAGAGCAATTACCCTCTGTTGCCATGCCTACTAGCACTATTGCTGTTGTGGTTGTACCCTCTCTTGCGAAAGAACTTGCTATAAGCCAAGATAAAAAACTAAATGACTGTAGTAAATATACTTCTATTATGGAGAAGTATGATTGGGCCACTACAACAGCCATGAGTGTATGTAAGGCAGAAAGTGGAGGGAATCCACGTGCGGTAGGAGATTCTGACACGGAATTCGTTTCATGTGGTCTTATGCAAATTAGAACAATTGTAGGACGTCCAACATGTGAAGAATTAAAAGATCCTGAAACGAACATTGCATATGCTTATTATCTTTGGAGCAAAGAAGGCTGGACACCCTGGTCCGTTTGTAGGACATTAGTAAGCTGTAAGTAGCTATCATTTGGGTATTGTCAAATGTTCTAAAAGATGTAAAATAAATATATTATGCCTACCTACAGTGAACGTCAAATAGAAGCAGGTAACCTTCTTTCTTCTGTGGAAAAGGAAGTTTCTCAAGATGTTATAGATCAGATTGTCTCTATGGTTGGAGAGGCCGAACGGGAGAAAACATCTGAGGCCTCTGGTGTTTCACAAGAAAGGATTGACTCCATAAAATTAAAACTTATGGAAACAACAGACTGGAGACATCGAGCCAGTCTTGCTGCAATGATTATTAGCAAAGGATTAAGTTATTAAAGTGCCCTTTAAAAGTTTAAGACAAAATGCGTGGGCACATACACCAGATGGGGTTAAGGCTCTTGGAAGCAAGCTTGACGAGTGGGAAGCATCTACAGACTACTCTAAACTCCCAGAGAAAGTAATCAAGAAGAAGGTCAAAGATTCAATTGTTAAAAAGCTAATTAAAAATAAATATGAAAAAAGAAGAAGAAACAGTTCCAAGCATTGAAGAAGCCTTAAAAAAGCTCAGAAAGCAGTATGGCGATGGCGTAATCTTGCAAGCAAATGATACACCAGAAGATATTGAGTCCATACCTACAAATTGCTTTGCAATAGATAGGCTACTTGGTTGTAAAGGACTTCCACGAGGAAGGGTTATTGAGGTCTTTGGTGAACCCTCTTGTGGTAAATCAACACTTTGCCTCTTTTTTGCCGCCCAAGCACAGAAAGCAGGCGGTACTGTTGTCTATATTGACGCTGAGAACGCCTATGATGCCTCATACGCAAAGAATGTAGGGGTAGAGACAGAAAAGCTCATGGTAAGCCAACCAAGCACCTTAGAAGAGGCTTTTGACACAATAAGGGCATTGGCAGAGACAAAGAAGATAGATTTAATAATAGTTGACTCCGTGGCTGCTCTTGTCCCCCGTAGCGAGCTAGAAGGTGAAGATATGCTAAAAGAGACAATGGCACTACAGGCCAGGCTTTTGGGGAAGGCATTAAGGATAACATCTGGACCAATCTCTCGCAGTGGGACTGTTGTTATTTTTATTAATCAGACTAGAAGTAAGGTCGGTGTATTTTGGGGCAATCCAGAAACTACTCCAGGAGGCAAGGCTTTAAAGTTTTTTTCTTCTGTACGCCTTAATGTAACAAGAGGGGAGAAGATAATGGGATCAAAAGAAGAACAAATAGGTAATGTGGTCAAAATAACAGCAGTAAAGAATAAGGTAGGCATGCCATTTAGGAAAGGAGAATTTACCCTCTATTATAATACTGGGATAGATCTTGTGGCTGATACACTTGACACGGCTGAAGAACTTAAAGTTATCAAAAAAGAGGGGAATACCTATTCTTTTAGTGATGTTAAGTTAGGTTCAAGTAGAGATAAGGCTATAGAATCCTTAAGAAAAGACACAGAGACTTATAAGAAGATTCATTTAGCGACTCAAGAAGCAATTAAAGATGAAAAATAAAATAAATATTATATTGGTTTAGGTTTAAAATTAAAAGAAGTATACATTAAAATAAAAAGATGAAGCGTATAACTAAAGTTGCCGAGGCAGCAGAAAAAAGAGCCGAACAAATAATGCAAACCAATCTTGCCGTTATTAATGAGGTTAAAGAAGAACTCAAGAAGCATACTAAAATAGATAACGAGAACTTTGTAGAGGTAAAAGAATCACAAAACAAGACTTACAAGGCACTTGAAAGTCATATGGCCAAAAGAGAGGAAACAAATAATCAAGTAGCATTCTCTCTTTCTCAAGTTGACTTAAGTCTAAAATCAATTAATGAACACCTTGGAACATTAAATGGAAAGGTAGCATCTCAGGTTGAAAAAATATATGCACTTGAAAAATTAGATGCCTTAGCTCGGCAAGATATTAATTTCCTCAAAGAAGCAGAGGGAGATCACAAAGATACTGCTAAGGATGACTTTAGGATTCAGGCCGACGTCGAATGGTTAAAGAAGTTTGTTTGGGTCATAATAACATCTCTTGTGGGAGTGATTATAGGAATGATAACTTTAGTATTTAAATAAGTCTCAATGACTATCCCCTCTCTTCAGCAATTAGCTTTATTTCTAAATAAATATAAGTTATCTGGACGAGTGGCAGATTTTGGTGGGACAGATAACATAGGAGCTCCTATCATCAAGAGAATGCTTTCTTTGAATGACGTAGAGGTTGTTGAAGGGGAGAAAGGAGGAGCTGATATCAATATCTTGACTCGTGGAAGTTCAAATAAAAGAAAGGTTCCTGAATATGTTGTCCTTGATTATGATAATGGGATAGATTTACTTAAGCCAATCAGGGGGAACAAGTTTGATGGAGGTATTTGCATGGATCTATTAGAGCATACTTCAAATCCATTTATTGTGGCAACAAATATAATTAACTCGTTAAAACCTGGGGCAATGTTATTTGTCACAGTACCCTTCATTTGGGAATATCATGCGTTTCCTCAAGATTTCTTTCGTTTTACATGTGAAGGAGTAGAAGAGTTATTTAAGAGTATGAAAAAAATTTCAGTTAAAGAAGTTAGGGACTGGTCCCCTGAAGAAGGGGTCCCAAGAACACGTATTGTTGCAGTATTTAAGAAAAAATAATCCCTTGACAAATAGAAAATAGGGGTATATACTTCTTTTTATATATAAGGTCGATAGGTTATAAAATTAAGATATTAAAAATTAACGATATAAAGTCATGAATACAATTGATATATTTGCAAGTACAAAGCCACAGTCAGGAGAATTTTTCAAGTTTAAGAATGTTGGGGATGGAGTACAGGGAACTTACATAGATATGCGTAATGGAAAGGATAGCTTTGGAAATGAGCAGGCAATTTATGTATTACAGGATGCGTCAGGAAAGATCTGGAATCTTGGATTTCGCCAAACTAATGCCGTGATTCACGAAAGAATGAATGGAATTCAATTCGGTCAAATTGTAGGGTTTAGACTAGATGAATTACGAGATAGCAAAAGACTTAAAAATCAAGATGGTAGTCCAACTAAAGTAAAGATTATTCGCATCTACGCAGACTCAAAGCTCGTTGATCAAGATTGGTTGAATCACCAGAAGGAAGTAGAGACAAATTACATAAAGCCTATCGCATCTCCAAAGACAAGTGTAAACAATACACCTCCCTCTGAGGAAGAGTGGAATAAGGCATTTTCATCTCCTGCAACAGCTGTTCCTACTGGAGCAGCAATACCTGTCACAGAAATAAAACCACGTAACGAAACAATGGACGCAATTAGAAAGCTTGCAATAACTAAAGGACTTATTAATGATGCTATTTCAGAGGAAGATGGAGATAAGATAATTGAAAAATATACAGATCTTCCAATGATAGAAGAAAATCTAACTAAGATAATTATTAGTATTAGCGGGTTTACAAAACCAGTTTAGGCTGGGGGTCAAAAATTATAAATTAAATTAAAATTAGATGTTAAAAAGTACAATAACTCTTCAAAACGGGCAAGCCATCAACATTGAATGTGAAACTGCCCAAGAACTCGTACAAGTAATATCAATGTATGAAAAAGGAACATCTCTTACTGTTCGTCCTGCCTTCCCAAAAGAACAAATAGTTACTACCGAAAATGATAAAACTGAGGGTAGGCTACATTGGGGGAAGGCATGGAGTAAAGAAGATATTCTTTTAATTGCCCAGAAATTAAACGAATACGGTTCAAGCTATAAAGCAATTAAAAAGGTTGTTAATTACCTCCTAAAGAATAGCCATCAAAAACATGGAAAAACTGCAACAGTAATTCAGATCAACCGAATTAAACGTTTCTTGTTTGAGGGTGATGAGGCCTTGGACTTATCACGAAATGCAAAAAGTATTTTGAAGCAAGCAGATTTTAAGCCAAAGGCCACTAAAAATAAATCAATCTTAAAAGAGATATACAGTAAAAATGACATTATCGCTATGGCCAATATCATCCTCGGTAACATTGAAATGGAGGAAGGCCTTCCTGCTCTTGTGCAGGAGTATATAAAAACCCATGGAGATACAAAAGATCGAACACACGACACTCTTAAGACCATGACAAGTGGGATAAAGCATTACCTTAAAAATAACGATGATAGTCGTATCTCAGGGAGGGTAAGGGAAGTTTTGTCTGAGGCAAACATTCATCCGAATAAAGATAAAGGAGTGATAACTCCTTTAAACACAGACGCAAACAACCCTTATGCAGAAAACAAAAGTTCTGAACCCGTTAGATCTTATTTGCCCAACTTTGAAGAAGCTTAAATTATGAAGGTACTTGTTATCGGCGACATCCACATGAGGGTCGATTTACCCTATTCTTCTACCATAGAAGATGGACGCAAGGCAGAATGGACTGGAGTTCTAGATAAGATTATTAAAACAGCCGAGGAGTGTGATGTGGTCGTATTGCTCGGTGACATCCTTAATTCAAGAAACAATCCTTCTGTCGTCTTAAAAGAGTTAGTAGAGTTTCTTAAGCGATTTGGAGATAAACAAATTTATGCGATTAGCGGCAACCACGAAACAACGACAGGAAGAAATACAGCACTTGACTTCTTGCAAAGATTGGAAATGCCAAACTGGCACTTCTACACAAGTATTACACAAAATATACAACTTACTGATAGACTCTCTGCTACTTTCATACCATACACCCTTTATTCAGTCCTCGGAGCTACCACCAAAGAGGGTGCAGAGAAAATCTTAATAGATAGTCTTAAACCGGCTGATGTGTCATTTAGCCACCATGCTTTCGCAGGGGGGAAGAGTACTGAGTTCTTCAATAGTGAGATTGTGCTTGATAAAGATAAGATGAGTAAGCTATTTGGGATGAACTTTTTCGGACATATTCACCGTGCTGAACTGCTGTCTCCAAATGTGCAGGGGACAGGATCAGTCTTTCCGCAAGAAATCGGAGAGTACGGTAAAAGTATCTGGGTATGGGATAGTGAGACTAAAATGACCAAAGAGGTCCCATTGCCAGTTCGGCAAATAAGAAAGATTGTGTGGGAAGAAAGAGATGATAAAGAAACCATACCTTCAAATAGCATAGTCAAATGCTACGTTACGAACCATGAGACGAATCTAGATGACGTAAGGAAGTTTTTAAGTTTCTTTGACGGAAGTACAATTGTTGAACAATACCCCTCTGAGAGGGTCAAAATTGAAGCTGGAGACGAGGGGTTAGATCTTTCCACTGATAGCATGCTTAGGAAGTATGCAGAAAATAGAGGATTGGTATATAGTGATTTATTAGAGGGGATAGAATTAATAAAACAATAACAAATAATATGGAACAAAAACCGAGTATCGGACGAGTGGTAGTCTATAATCACCCAGGATCAGCAGATGGTCTTCATCCGAGGAAGCAATCACCTGCCATTATCCAGAAGGTAAATGAGGACGGGACATGCGAACTGTTTGTGATGTCTGTCTACGGTGGTATCTTTTTTAACCACAATGTTAAAGAAGTAGTTCCAGATGCACAGGGAGTTAGTGGGTCAGACTCAAGGTGGGAGTGGCCAGCTAGAGTTTAATCAAATACAGTTATGGATAAACTAAAAGAAATGTTAGATGGTCTGGTCGCAGAAAAATCCTTGTCATTTGAAGTACTAGAACAACTTCGCAAAGTAAAAACAGAGTCAGAGGAACTGACCAGAATAAATTCGGAACTTGAGGACAGAAATAAAAATAATTTAAACCTTATCCTTGAAAAAACAACCCAAATCGGCAAGTTAACTGAAGATATTAAACTCTGGAAAGAGAGAGAAGATTCTCTTACCTTAAGGGAGAAGGCTGTCTTAAACATTGAGCACAAGAATGAACTTGAAAAGCTAAAGGCATCCTATGCGGAGGCTACCAAGGCTGAGATCAAGGAAATCGTCTCTATCGTATTTAGGAATACGACGATTAGAGAGACTGTAAACAAGTCGGTGGGTCATGTCGTTACTCCCCCAGGAACCTCATACCCCACAACCATGACATCATCAGACAGAGAAGATAAGGTAACGGAAAACGTATAGACCTATGATTACCGTAGGATTAGATCTTTCCCTCGCCAAAACAGGCATATGCATCATTCAAGAAGGTGGCATTCTTCTTTATTCAGGCTTAATTAAATCAAAACCTAGTGGTGACTCATATCTTGCGGAAACAAAACGAATAGTCAAAATTGCAGAAGAGATTGTTCAAAAGATAGACGAATATTGTCCTAATGAAGCCCCTGGTTTAGTTGTTATTGAAGCACAGGCCTTCATGGCCCGCAATACCTCAGCCATCACGCAAATTGCAGGACTTTCACACCTAGTAAGAACACTTCTTGCTGAGTTCCAGTGGAAGTGTATCTTAGTTGCACCGAGCAGTCTAAAAAAGTATATAACAGGGAAAGGGAACGCTGACAAAAATATTGTAATGATGGAAATATTCAAACAGTATGGACATACATTCATGGAGGACAACACTGCCGATAGTTTTGGACTTAGTGCAGTAGGTTGGGCTGTACTTGGTAACCCCCTCAAGAAGTTGACTGTCCCCCAGCAAGAGGTGGTTGACTTATTAAAGAAGCAACTACTTGACAAATAGTAAATAAGAATATAGACTTAACATATGAAAACAAAATATCTAACAGACTGGGAGAAGGCAACAGACAACCTGGCCAAGTACTTCACCGCTCGCTACTTTGGCAAGGATGCAGAAGCTTATTGGATTGCCGATGACATAGGGGGATGTTATCAAATCGCAGATTATTTCTTCAACACTGAACACATGGTTGATTACATCCGCTACGGTTACTCTAAAGACCTAATGTTTAAACACTGTGATTATGCCTTGAGGTGTGCAGAAAAAAATAAGCACCCTATTAACATTAAGACTTATAAGAAATTAAAGAAATGAACGAAGACTCATCTCAAGGTAAGACAGAGCTAGTACTCCCGATCGTTTGTCCTCACTGCTCAAATGAACTAAATCTTGCTATGCTTTTTGCCTTACTTCCTCCTGACGAAGTGATACCTACCTCCACAGAAGAAGTAGACGATAATCCTAATAAAGAATTAAATGAAGAAGAAGGAGACAATTAAAGAAGATGTTCACTTTTGTGAAAAGTGTAAAATTAATAAAAGGGAAGCAAGTCCAAAGGGCATCTACTGTACATCCTGTCGCCTTGCCTTAGCGGTCATCACAAAGATGAAAATGAATGAAGGTTACAAGAAAGTCGGATATCCAGAACTTATTATTTAAAATAATTATTAAACATGATAATCTGCGATCCAAATAATAAAGAATCCATACCGTCTCATAAGTGGTTTGCATGGTATCCAGTCTGGGCATCGGATGGCACCAGGGATGAGGGAGAGTTTCTTTTTGTCTGGCTAGAATCAGTATGGAGAGAAAGAAGATTGGGTTCAAGTCTCAAGTGGAGATATAGAAGAATAAATAAATCAGATGAAAGTTTTATCGCTTTTTGACGGGATCGCATGTTCTCGTGTGGCCTTAGAAAGAGCAGGAATATCTATTGAAAAATATTATGCTTCTGAAATAGATAAATACGCCATACAGATTGCTCAAAAGAATTACCCTGACACAATCCAGCTAGGAGATGTAAAAGGATTACACTTTAATGTGCCTCGTGGAAACAAATTTCCAGTTGACCTATTAGTAGGAGGATTTCCTTGCGTTGACCTCTCTATTGCAAAGAAGAATAGAAAAGGTTTAGCAGGAGACAAATCAGGGTTATTCTATGAAATGATCAGGATACACAAAGAGGTTAAGCCAAAGTTCTTCCTTTACGAGAATGTCTCAAGCATGGCAAAAGACCAAAAAGAACTAATACTTAAAACCATCCAACAGATAGACCCTTCTGCGTATTGTATAGAAATCAACGCTTCTCTTGTCTCCGCCCAAAAAAGGAAAAGATTATTCTTTACCAACATACCTGGAATTACGCAACCCCAAGACAAAGGCATCATGCTCAAAGATATTCTAGAAGATAAAGTTGACGAAAAGTATTATGTTAAGAATGTAACAATGATAGAAGGAGTAGGGAATAAGAAAACAGAATTAAAGTTTCTTGGAGGTATTAGGAATAAAGACTGGGCCAAGGATGGAAAGAAATTGTCTCGCAACTTTGGCCAAGGAGACAGGGTTTATTCAACCGATGGGAAGTCTACCACCCTCTCTGCCTTGGGAGGAGGAAGGGGAGCAAAGACGGGGTTATATGCAATTCCTAACAAAAGTAGAACAATAAGGACATCTGGTAGAGGAAGTGGATATGGAGATAAGCATAACTGGGACATGATAACTCCAATCAGAAGACTGACCCCAATTGAAGCAGAAAGATTGCAGGGACTTAGAGATAATTATACGGCAGATATCTCTGACAACCAACGCTATCATTGTCTTGGAAATGCCTTTAATGTTGACGTTGTTACATGGATATTGTCTTTTATACCTATTTCATTAAATAAATCTAAAAACATATGAACGAAAGACTAACCATATTCCTCGCTGTCACTGCCTTTGTCGCTATCTTTTGGGCAATAATTAAAAAGGTTTGGGGATGGATAAAAAACAGTGCAGATAGAAATAACTGGGGAACGGGAGATATATTTTATTCTCAATTAAGCGATGTGGTAGATGTGGATGACCCAGAAATGAAGCCTTACGAATTTAGTCAGATGATGGGGATAGATAAAGGTCTTCGTGGTCCGAAATATGATGGGGAATGCTACGCCTGTAATCCTGATAAGATGGTAAAAGATATAATGTCCCCAGACTGCAAGCTACCAAACTGTAAAGAGAAAAACTGCAAGAATTACGGCTCTTGCGTGGAGTATTGTGGACACGAAATTATCAAAGGGGAACTAACCACAAACAAATGAAAGAAGAACTAAAACAAGAAGCTATAATGAACGAAGCTACCGCCAGTGCAGAGGGGATAAAACTACAAAACAATGAAAACTAAATCCGACATCATCAAGGAGGAGTGTGAGAAGTTTGAGGAGAAGTTTGGCGAAGTTTATGCGACAGGTTGGAGTGGAGAAAAATGTTCATGCAATAGTGCCGTAAAAGCCTTCCTCATCGCTTTTGGCAACCGCATGTCATCCGCTACTCTGAGTGCGGTGATGGTGGAGGAGAAGAATCATCACGCATTGACAGCCAAACTCGATAATGTAGTGGATGTAGCGATTTCAAATCAGAACACTGGCTTTAATCATGCCCTCGCCACCATCAAAGCTAAAGGTCAAGAATGGGACGGAACGGAGGTAAAGTAAAATAATATGAAATGGGTAACACAAAACAAGGAGGTTCTTGACATAAATGAGATGAGTGATTCTCATATCAAGAACTGCGTTAATCAATTAGAAAACAGGATAAATGATATAGAGACAGCGATGGCTTGTGATGAGGCTATGTCTCCAAGCTCTTTCACTTATGCAATGGCACTTGAAGAGTTGGATAAATCAGAGAAGTATGTAAAGGCGTTCAATAAAATCTTAAAGACCAGACTAACCCCCATGACAAACAAAACAGAGGGATAATGATGTGGAGAGATGACAATACAACAAGCAATAGAGACAGCGATTTGGGGAGGGTGGATTGTAACGAAAGATTCTTTTCATAAAGAAGGGAATTATAATTATGCGGCCGTTCTGCTTAAACCCCTCTTCTGGCAAGCACTCGGCAAGGCGATGGGGTGGAGAGTGATAGATTTAGGCCTTAGACAATCTGGCGGTATTTACTGGCTTGATGAATGGCACCGCTTCATAGACCACCTAGCCGAAGGTAAAAGTGCCGAGAGTTGGTTTGAGGGGTTAAGTAGCCCCTAAGTCGGTCATTGATAACCTGTGTTGGGAGTTAGGGACAAAATTGCATAGTTTAGGTGTAAAATGAGTAGATTTGGAGGTAGAATGAGTAGATTAGAGTTCATTATCAGTCGTGGGAGTGGCACAAAACACTTCCTCTACTGCTAGGGAGCAGGACCATATTGTCCAAGTGGACAAAATGGTAGGTCTTTAACAGTTGTTAAGATTTGTACCAAATGATTGGCAGAGTCTTAACGAGAGGTCTTTGAGAAGTTGTTGCCTTCACCCTAGTGGTGGTGGACAGTGGGCTAGGGATTTGTTATAATGCCTTTATGCCATCTAAAAATATAGAGAACAGGAGGGAGGCCTATAGGCGTTGGGCGGAGAAGAATATAGAAAAACGTAGGAGCTATCAGCGTGTTCTGGCTGTAGCAAAGAAAGCAAACCCCATAGTAAATGAATGTTCAGTTGAAGGGTGTTTTAATTTAGGAGAACGCCATCATCCTGATTATTCAAAGCCAGAAGAGATAGTATGGTTTTGTAAAACGCATCATAGAAGATTAAATCACGCTGGAAAATGTAAGATTTGTGGTGATAAGATTCGTGCTAGGGGGTGGTGTAATAAACACTACATAAGTGAGAGAAAGAAAGTTGACCCTGAATACGCTAGATTGCGTTTGGAGGCCAGTATCAGAGGGAAACACCTCGCCCACTAGAGCGAGGGCAACAACAAAGGAGGTGAGAGAAAGTTGGCGATAACCGATTTGGTCACGCTCTGTTCGTACTGCCAAGAGGTTGGCAAGGAAACAGAAGCCATTATGTACTTCTGGGGGACGAGTAAGTCCGCATGCGGTAAATGTGAACCGCAAGCTAAGGAGGAAGCGGCACTGCACGAACTACACTCCCGAAAGGAGAAGCTATGCACGACTGCGGAGCAATGCAAGTGAGGATGTGCGAGAGTAGCGAGGTAATCACAATCTGGTGCCAGAAACATGGCATCATCTTTGTACCCACGCCCGATTGTTGTATCCCGAGGAGGGACAATGAAAATCGGCAAAGCGGTGAGAACTTGTCCGTCGTGTAACCACACCATCTGCAATGTCCACATTTCTAACCCGAATTTCTGGGTTATGGAGTGTCAGAACTGCTTTGATGTGTTCAAAATCTTCAAGTCCACACGGAGAGCAATCCCACCGCTTGACCGAGCCGAAAGGAGGTTGTAATGCTATGCCCGAGAGGTCATACAATGCACCCTATGAGGGAGTCCGCCATCGCAATTTGGACTACCTGCGAGGAGGGCTGTACTGTAACTGTCCAAATGAAGCGGATCGTGCCGTTTATCTCCAACGGGAGATACCTGCGGATGTGGCGACATTCCAAGCCGATTGAGGAGGTGCAAGATGTACTACCCACTGATGCTGACTTGCGAGCAGTGCCAGCAGGATGCGGAAATTGAACGCATTGCGGTGTCTTCCGAAGGGTGCGTGGAAATCTTGGTTACTTGCCTCGGTTGCGATGACCCTATTGTCTACGAGGGTCATTTTGCGGATTTGGTGGCAAAAGTCGCCATGGAGGAATTGAGGCAGGAAACTGCTACACTAAAACAGCAAGGAGCGTTTGTTTGACCGAAATCTCACCTTTGCGTGCAATGAGGACTGCACGAAAATATGTCCTCGCCATTGGCCTGATGGGTTTTGGGGGTGAAATTACATCTCGTAAGAGGTGCTTTTGTGGGGCACCCCCTCTCCGTTCAACTCGGAGGCAGGTCGTTATGAAAGTGGATAACCTATATACAACATAAATATATTAGTGTATGATGTACCTATGAGAAAACACACACATAAAATGATTGCTCGGACATTCTTTCTTACAAAGGAAATGATTACCGAGATAGCAAAGGTCGCAGATAAGCTGAAAATGAGTTTATCTGATTTAGTTAGGCAGGCTATTGGGGAGTTTATAGAGAGGAATAAATGATATGACCAAACCAAAGAAGGGAGAGAGACAAAGGAGTACGAAATTAAAAAAGTATCTTGTAACTTGTGATGTTTTTTTTATGGAAACAGTTGCAGTTGAAGCTAAGAATGAGAAAGAGGCATTTATAAAAGCTCAACAACAAATAAATTACGGAATGGGTGAACAAATTACTCTGTATGAAGTAGTTGAAGATTAACAAGCTATGAACAATAAAATGAAACCAAAGAAGGGAGAGCGGAGGGTGAAAGGTTACGCAGTAGTGACAGAAAGTGGTGTTTTTGTTGAGGCTTACACATCTCTCTCTGATGCTAATGCTGTTATAGCGATAGCATTAAATGCTGGTATAGGCAGACGTAAGGCTTTCCCCTGCACCATCACTTATCAGTTGCCCACCCCCAAGAGAGTTATAAATAAGAAATCTATATGACTACACCTGATAAGAAGTGTGAGCATAATTACATAATTGATTATCGCTCTGGTGGTGTGGAGGGGCTTCAATGTGACAAGTGCTACGATGTTCAGCCCACACCTGACAAGACGATGGAATGTACTCACGAACATTTTAGCCCAATCTGCAACACCTGTGGCGTGGATATGCTCTCCCTCCAAAGAGATATGTTCCTAAACCAACCAGCAAACCAGCACGACCAGGAGGTACGGAATGCTTTCAGAAACAGAATCATTGAGGAGTGTGAGAAAGAGAAGTGGTCTTGTAGTAGCAAAGAACTTGATTGTCCAACATGTAAATTGACTCAAGCCCACAACTCCGCCCTCCAGCAAATTATTGATATAGTGAAGAGTATATGAGGAACAGATATAAAGGTAAGTGCGAATTGTGTGGCAAGGAAATTCTACCAAAGCAAGGGCGTTGGAAACTTGTACCAAAGCTAACACAGAACTTCACGGGGTTAAGATGTCTGCCGTGCAGTACCACCACAAAGAAAGGTCTAAGAGAAACCAAAGTACGACTAGCCCTAACCTCTACACTAAAATGACCACCCCACACAACAAGCCTAAAGGGAGGAGGGAGAAACAGGCAGTAAAATTGGTGAAATACCTAAATGGTGTTTCAAAGGTATTGAGTATGCTTGCCAAAGAGATTGGCACAGCAGGAACCTTAGACAAAGAACACGAGGAGCTGATGTCTAAAATCGGAAGTGAAATGCTTTTTCACGCTAAGACTTATACATTTCTAACCACAACCCCATGACACACAACAATCTCACAGAGGCTATAGAGGAAGATATTAAGACCCAAGTGCTTACAGATGTGGAGTGGTATGAAACAAAAAATAGAGGCTTATTCTTGCGACCTGTATACGTAAACAGACCACCAAATGCTTTTCCTGTTATTTGCAACCCCAACACTAGAGAGCGGACTGTCATAACTTCTCATTTCAAAACAGGATGGAGGTTACAAGTCCCTATTAAAAGTAAAATCACAACCCCATGACCCACAACAATCTCACAGAGGCTATAGAGGAGAAGGTGAAGGAGCTTGAAAAAGGTATGGGTGATGGCTCTTTGTTTAGAACGCAGTTGAATTATAACAATATGGTCGTTCAAAGTGTCAAAGTTAATGAACTCGAATCCTTCCTCCGCACCGCCTTGATGGATATCGCCCAGCAGACGGGGGAGGTTTTGGAGGTGGAGGAGAAAGAGATTAAAGTGCAAGAAGATGGCGAGTACCACTTTGGCGAAAATCAAAAGGTAATTGGCTTTAACTCCGCAGTCGCCCTCTTCTCCTCAAAGAAAGCCGAGTGGTTTGGGGGAGATAAGAAACAATGGATTTGTGGCAAGTGCGAACAAGACCTAGGGAAATATCCCACAGGTGAGAAGTTAGAAGAACACAGCTTACACTGTGATAAGAGAAAAGAGATAAAACTTGACAAATAGTTAGTAGGATGTATACTAATACTAAAGGTATGATTTTACTTAAGAAAATTAAACTTATTGACTTCCTGAGCCATAAGGACACAGAAATTTCTTTTAATAAGATAGAAAAAATACTAATAGATGGCCCCAGTGGGGCTGGCAAATCATCAATCATAGATGCTTTGGTTTGGAATTTGTATGGTATTGGTCGTTCAGATAACAGGAGCCTAGTTCGTCGTGGTGCAAAGAAGGCTTCCATACGTCTAGAACTTTTAAGAAAGATTGATCAGAAAGGAGAAGAGGATATTGTTGTTGTTACACGAACGGTAACTTCAGCTGGAAAACACACTCTTGAAATTGCGTTTCAACAAGGCTCATCTCTGGTAGCTCACCCATTATCAGGAATTAGGGAACTTCAGAATTGGATTGAAAAAGACCTTATAGGGGCATCATATCTTCTTTTTGTAAACAGCATTGCGTATGTGCAAGGCAATTTAGAGTCTTTTGTGTCTCAGACTGCCCCCAAGAGAAAAGAATTGCTCCTAGAGATCGCAAAGACCGAGGACTACGATAAACACTATGAAAATAGCCGTCAGACGCTCTCTAGGCTTGAAAATGACAGCAATAAGCTATCTGGGCAGGTTTTAGAACTAGAAAGTCGCCTTGAGGCAATTAGAGGGCATATAGGAGACAGAAGTGTTTATATTAAAACCATAACAGATAATACTAAGTCTCTATCAGACATTGACCTTTTAATATTGTCTCTAGAAGATAAAAAAGTTAAATATTTAGCCACTGCTCAAGCTATTGATGTCCTTGAGGCTAGTTTAAAGACATGCGTGTTGACCCTTAATAGTTTACAGTCAACTATAGTTGGTAAAAAGGCAAAGATTTCTAATAAGCCTGAGATGGTTGCTTTAATTTCTACTCTACCTAGCCACCAAGAGAGCCTGGACAATTTAACTGCCAAGCTTAAGAAACTTCGTGGTACTCTAGTGATAAATACAGAACAAGAAGCTAAACGAAATGAGGTCTTAGGCCGAAAGCCTATAATCCATGATAGAACTGCTGAAGAAACAAGAATAACTAACAATATAGCCAAGATAGAGAGTGAGCCAGTCTGCCCAAGTGGAATTAACTGTCCATATTCTGGTGATCACAAGAAGCAAGTGGATGATCTTATGGCTCAGCGAGGAGTTATTCGGGAATCCCTAATAACTGAAACAACTCTCTTTAGCAAATGGTCTGAGGAGGTAAACAATTTACCCCCTTCAGTTAACACTTTCAGTTTAATAACTGAAATAAATGAACTTGAAAATAAGGTTGATGAAGCTAAGGGGATTCTTGCTCGTATATCCAGCACACAGAAGGAGATTGATTCACTGGCCGAGGTAGAAACAGAAATCCCAATACTTGAAAAATCTCTAGAAGAGAAAGACAAGGAAATAATTGCCCTAGAATCTAAGATTAAAGAGACCAATGAATCTATTAAGGCGTATCAAGGAGAGTCAGTTGCCACTGAATTGGCTAGGGCAGTCAAGGAAAGAGACAGTCTTAAAGAAAGTATTGCCAGAGCTACTATTGCCCTAGAGACCATAGGTAAAGAGGAGGAAGAAATAAAGGTAATTGAGACACGAATTTCAGGTATTAAAAACAAAGAATCTTCTGATATTCAAGAAAAGATAAGGAAAGTAGAGCTAATAAAAGAAGCCTTTGGACCAAAAGGTATCCGTGTCATGGTAATAGACTATCTGTTGTCTTCCTTAGAGGATAAGGTTAATAAAATACTTTCTCAACTTTCAGACTTTAGAATTCGGTTTGATACACAGAGAAAGAGTGCGGACGGCGAAAGCACAATAGAGGGGTTATATATAAATATTGTTAACGAAATGGGAGAAGAAATGTCCTATGAATCGTACTCTGGAGGGGAAAAGATCCGTATCACTTTTGCATTATCAGAGGCATTTGCATCTCTGGGGCATAATAAGATTGGTTTTAGGCTTATAGATGAAGCAGTCCTTGCGCTTGATCCAAATTCTCTTGAGTCATTCATGGAAGTAGTACAAACCCTTCTATCTGACTTTAGCCAAGTTTTATTTATTTCTCATATTCAAGATATAAAAGACTTATTTGAACACAGTATTGAAGTTACCAAAAAGGATGGAACCTCAGAGATTAAAAGATTATAACTCTTGACAAAAGGTAATTTAAAACTATAATAAAAAATAATATGTCAAACAAGTCAGATACTCTCCAGATTAATGTAGCAGAAGAGATTGTATTAAAAGATATCGGACCAGGCACCCCCGCACCTACTGCCAAACAAACAGAAGAACAACTCCCCCCTGAAGAGATAGAGAAAAGGCAAAAGATTCTTACTGAATTTACCCGTCTTTCGGCACGGTACTGTCTTCCTCACAACAAAAAGTCAAGATGGGTAACAGAAGCTGATTTGCCTAGAGTCATTGCAGACGGTAAGGACCTTGTGGCAATGTGTTCCCTTCCTCGTGGGAAATACAGTGGCATTGCTGCTCTTGCCCATCCTCAGATTGATGATAGGGATCCGCTAAGATTCTTTGTTCTTCCAAATGGAATGGTAGTGATAAATCCAGTGATAACCCTAAAAACAAAAGTACCTGTATTCAAGAAAGAAGGTTGCATGTCACATAGCACAAAAGAAATGAAAGAAATGATTCCTAGGCCTAATAAAATAACAGTAACCTATCAAACTCTGGCACAAAAAAATAATGATTCAGAACCAGAGCTATCCAAATCTATTACAGAAACATTAAATGGTGGATATGGGCATATATTTGTTCATGAGATAGATCATTTAAATGGACAAGATATCTACACTGAAAACTTTGACCCAGAAGCATGTATGTGGCTGGGAGATGGAGTCGAGATGACGCAAGAAGAACTTAATAAATTATATGGTTAAGAAAACAAAAAGCAAACAATATAAAAGTGGCCCAATCACGCTAGAAGAGGCAATTGTAGAATCTCTAAATACTCCAGAACTTATAAATCAATACCAAAGGCTAACTGGTTCTAGATTAATTGGAAAGGCCCCAATTGATCTCATGGTTGATAGGGCGACGGGGTATGATGATACTAAAGAATGGTTTAAATTTTTTGATTTTGTTAAAAATTATATTTGGATACCTGTTTTATTAAAAGCTAAGAAATAAACATATGGAAACAGATCAGGATTATACAATTGAATATAATAAGTTTGAACAAAACTTTCGGCTCACAGAAGTTACAGGAGAAGAAGTTGGTAAATTAATTATGCATATGGCAAGTTATTTTGCTCGATATAATGTCCGGCTTGGGAACGCTCTAAGGGCATTCTCTATCATAAAAGCAGGTTTTCAAAATCAAGTAGATGAAACTACTGGTAAGTCTATGAGTTCAGCAAAGGCCGAGACCTTGGCAAGTGCTACGCAAGAGGCCCAGGCATATGAGATGGCGAGAATTCATATTCAAAATATTGAACAATATATAAACGCTCTAAAAAGTCTACAAAAAGGCGTACTTCAAGAGTATGCACATAGTGCTTAATTAACAGCAGTATTTATATGAATCCCTATGAGAATCAATCGTTCTTGTAAGATTTGTGGAAAAGATTTTATTGCAATTAAAGTAACTCAATTCTTTGATTGTCGTCGTTGTTTTAAGAAAGACTTTTATCTCCGTACAAAGGCTAAAATAATAGAAAAAAAGAATAGTCAAGATAATTACCCTATAAAGAAATGTGAATTCTGCCTAGAATCATCTAGATTAAATTTTGATCCAGTTGAAAATCCAGACAGATTTAATGGATGGGCATGTGCTAAGTGTGGGGTTACAAACAGACTCGTATGGGAAAATCAAAATAAGCCTAATTCACATCAAATTATAAGCAATCTTTTGATAACAATTCGTACTTATTCTCAAGAACCTTCCCCTCAAGAATATGAACCTTACCGTCTTCCTCTTACTAAGCTTGAGCAAGGTAATCCCTCTGTCGTAGTAATGACATGTGAGACTCTCAATATCGTTGATATACAGAAGAACAATCGTAGAAGAATTACATTTTCCTAATTTGATGCAGTGTAAATAGCATTAAACTTATTTACATAATCTGGATTTTGATATTTACCTGAGCCTGGAGGGAAAGATTTTGTCATTCCCTTGTTGTGGATATCTGCAATATCCTGAGGTGTATACCCTTGTTCTGTGAGTGTTTTTGCCTTATTTATAATATATGTATCCTGTAATTCAGGAGATGCAAGAAATTCCTGCCTTGTTACCTGCCTTCCAAGATATCTTGGGGCATAGGCCTTAAGTTCTCCCTCTGTTACCCGATATGTACCCAAAGCATGTCCAAGACTCTTTATTCCTGAATACTGGGATGAAGCGTACTTATTACCCTTTACAATACTTGTTTCATTGGTGGCCAATGCTTTTAAGAATTTCTTTGTGTCAATAGAAGGAATTTCTTTAAAAGGAACTTCTTTCTTTGGGGCAGTATAAATCATTGGCTTGCCTTGAAATCTTTCTTTTATGCCTCCCCAAGCGTCTCCCATCCAACTTCCTGGACCTCCCCTCCCGGATCGTGACTGGGAAAC